TCTTTGTGAATACCAATATGGCGACTAATGGTGGCAAATACATTATAGGCATGTTCGGATTCTTCACTCTCGAAAACACGTAAATTACGGTTTGTGAAAGCGTCTTGTAACGCCTCGCCGAAATCCTTTTCCATCACTTGGTTGGATACAATACGAAACCCAGATTCATCGTATCCTTCTTCCGCGACGAAATCCATCTGACGCAATACATATTGTGTATGTTTGTCGATGATACTATCTCCGTCGGAACTCAATACACCAACCTCACTACACAAACGATCGAGAGTTTCGTTGTATGTATCGGTATTTACAAAGGCACGCGCTAAAGTATATATCGAGAGTGGGAACAATTTGGTATTGGTTTCTTTACAATAGAGCCAATACGCGTCTTCGTTTTGTAGCAACATTGGTTCGCGCGCAAATGTTTCCACGAATCGCACAATATCGGTTTGACGTTTGACGAAATCGCCCTGAGACATAATGGTACGACGAAGTGGTTCATATGGACTCTCGATGGTTTCCACTACTACAGCACGTTTTCCTAAAGAAACCGCATAATCGTTGTATTTACGTTCTAATACTTTGGACAATACACGTTTACGAAACACCGATACATTCAATCGTTTTAGGGAAACTTCGAGAGTCTTTTCCATTTCTTCCATCGATAACGAGAGTCGATGATCGAATTCTTTCATCATACGATTCGCGGTAATCGCCTTCATACGCATAGCAGCAGTATCATTTGGCGCACATACTTTACTTGGTGTGGTTTGGATACACTCTCGGTTTATATTACACAATAGAGTATTGTTATCAATAAACGATGTTTCATCCACCGATTCGTCGCGGACCCAGTGGGCATTAACCCGTTTATAATATTGTATGCGTCGACGCGCCTCGGCTTCTATCGCGATTTGTTCGCGTTCTTTCGGTGTAAGGGTGCTTTCGTCGATATTTTCGGGCAATGTGGGTCGCAATTCCAATAAAGCATAACCTTCCTTGACGCGTTTCTTGCCCGCCAAAATGGTTTCGGCCAATTCACTTGCCATACTCTCGGGACAATCGTGTTTTTCCACCAATACTTCCCGGAAAAAAGAGAAAAACAATTCGGGCAACATTTCCTTCTTCTTGTCTTTGTATTTTTTCAGGATATCGTATGGCGTGTCGTCGTATTCCTTGTCGTAATATACATCATCATTGTTATTGTCTTTTCGCAAAGCATCGAGAGTCGTGTATTTTTTCACAAGATGTCGTCGGAAACAATCCGACGCACGGATATTCTCCATATTCGTCATATCGTCCAATTTCGCCAGTTCAACCGAATCGATGATTTTATCGGGAGTAATGAGCGATAACAACAATTTGTTAATGAGCAACAAATACATTCGTCCGCCATCCAACGTATAAATCCGATGTAATAATTCACCGGGATAACTGTAGTCGGAAATTGTCGTAGACGTAGATGTCGTAGACGTATCGACGGGTTTCTTCACATTGTAGCACTCTCGAAATTCGGTTTCCAACGAGATATCGGAATCCAACATATGTTCGAGATGGTTTTCTTTGACGCGGGTATTGAATACGGTATTTTTGTATAATCCAAACGCCTCTTCTTTTTTCTTCATTTCGGATTTGTAGTTTTTCACGGCTTCTTTCACAAAGTATCGGATTTCTTTGTATTGCGAGAAGGTGATATCGGTAGAATACAATAAAAACGGTTCCATGACTCGGATTGCGTCTACTACCGAGAGTGGTCCGCGGATATGTGTTTTAGCGTATTCAATAAACTCTCGTTTTTTAGGGAAAACGGAACTCAAGAAACGATGAAACGTGGTCGAATCAATGGCAACATCAGGGTCTAATGCGTATTCACGGATGGTTTGGCGGTTTCCGAAAAACGTATTGATGGGGGTATCGGAAGCCTGTTTAGAGGGTTCAATCAACTTATCATATGTTTGTTCATCTAAAATATCGGCAATGTATTTGGTTTGGATGGCGGTTTTGCGCTTTAACATACGGAATAAATCGGGAGTATGTGCGCCTAACCACGCCCGGTCAATAATATTAGTTCCAGGTAATCCGACTCTCGAATATTCAATAAATTGTTCCGGTAAAACAAGAAGAGAACGAATATGCATCGAATCATTCGCGACAATATTCTTGTGTGAATATACCTTTTTTCCCGTACGCATCAATTCCGATACAATCTTTTGTTGTCCTAAACCGTATCGTTCCACTACGAAACGCTTGCGACTTTCCGAACCTTCCTTCATGACAGTACTATGGAAATCGTCGGAATTATACACGATGGCCTCCATGGGGGTTTTCACCTCGGCGTGTTTGAACATCACTTCACCAGACGCGATGGGTGCGTGTATGGTTGATAATTCATCCATGATATCGCGAATCAATGTATCATAATGTAGCGCGTTTCCGATATCGCTATTGGAATTGTATTTTTTTTCGATATCGCGTATGCGTACTATAAATTCGTCGGTCTCCGTAGCAACGTCATTTTGGTTGCTATCGGCGGCTTTGTCATACGGATATATATGTTCCTTTAATACTTTGACAACGGGCATCAACCAACGAATATGTGTATCGAGTTTTTCCAAACGTTCCACGATGGGTTTGTCGAATACATCCGTTGTTTTGATTCCGGTAACGTTTCCAGTATCATCGAATTTGGAAAACTGTTGTCGCAACTCTCGAAATTTATGGATGAGATTATGGATACGCTGAAAGACACGGGGTGTTCGTTCCATTGCGGGAACGGCAGAAACAAACTCATCCGTCATATCTATCATTTGGGCTTCGAGAGTATATCGTCGTTCGCTTTCGGGCACTTCCACAATTTGCGATACTTCTTCTATTTCTTCTTCCACGAATTCATTGGCTTCTAAATACAAACTCTTCAATACTTCATTCATTGTAGGTTTGGGTTGTGCGTCTTCGGGAATATAAATACGTGCTTCGCCAGTCTCGGTATATTCGAGATATGCTTCGTCTACATCTTCGCCGACTTCTGCTTCTTCATCCCCTTCAAATATGGGTTTTACGAGAGTCGTTGCTTTTCCGAGACTTTCGGGACGGTCGCGTAATACGATTTTTTCAATAGGAATATGAAGTGGTAACCCTTTGTATTCGAAATCCAAATAAATAATGGTACGTTCTGGGAAAGTAGTGATTTCAATCATATCTTCTTCTAAATTGGTAATTTCTCCTGAAATGATGGTGGGCACTTCTCCTCCAAAATGAATATCAATCCAGGTGTTTACCAAAAGTTGGTTTTGACGAGCATATCCCTTTTCTTTACATCGACAGAGAATGTTGATTTGTTGAATGGATTCATCGGATAAACCTGTTTCTGTAATTTCGAGAGTATGTTGTAAAAACGTAGTCGTGTGAACCATATGAATTTGGTCTTCATCAATATAGCGAATAGCCCATACTTGTCCGTCGAGTTCTGTATTGGATGGAGCGGTAATCTCGATAACATCGCCTAATTGTAATGCTGGGCCTAATTGTAAACTCCGACGAACTCCGTTCTCTGGAGATTCCTCGTATTCCTTCGACTCCGTCTCCGGAATACTTCGCAATGCTGGGCCTGACGTGCCTAATTTCGATGCCGAGTCCAGTTGTATATTGGGCGAATCCGGGTTTATATTTGATATTTCGGTTTCTTCCATATGTGAACAATACACGAGATATTATATAATACTTATATAATTTCCTGTATATATAGATAATACGATACCATCAAGCAACATCCAAAGACTCTCGAAAAAATGTATTTAGAAACAACTGGACAATACAAATACAACAATGACATATACCATTCAACTCCCTATCTCCTCCAACATTCGACGAAAAAACGTATCCTATCGATATCCGGGAGATATTGAAGTGGGGTATACTATACTAAACTATAACCCCGAAAATCCCGATTCAACCATCTATCGGTCCGTTATTCTCGATACAAACACCCAGGTTCCAGTCTCCTTTTCTCCCGTCAAATCGATACCATTCACGGAATTCGCGGAAAAATACCCTACACTCTCCGAGGACATACAAGTCACCGAAATGGCGGAAGGAACCATGATCAATTTGTTTTATGATAATACCGTGAAAAAATGGCAAATCGCGACGAAGAGTGCTGTAGGTGGTCATTATTGGTATTTTAACCAGAACCCGCCTGGTGTATCCAACACCGTAATATCCAAGACATTCCGCAAGATGTTTTACGACGCATTGCGTGCAGAATATGATACTCCACTCTCGGATATTCCATTTATATCTGATCTAAACAAGAATGTTGTGTATAGTTTCGTATTACAACATCCCGAGAATCATCTGGTATTCCGTATCGACCATCCACGATTGATATTGGTATCGATGTTTCTTATCACTCATACTCATACCGAAAATACATATCACGTAGAATTGATACCGCAATACGACTTTACAAACATTGTGCCGGAATTACCAATGTATTCTGGTATGGTGAATGCGCCAGATAATATCTTTTGTAATGAAATCCAAAGCACATCGACTCTCGTCCATCTCGAATTTGGAAATAAAAAAGGCGTTGTCATTACCAATACACGTACCGGAGAACGCACCAAACTCGACAATCCGGAATACCTAAAACGAAAAGAGTTGCGCGGGAATCATCCGCATTTACATTACCAATATTTGGCGCTCGTTCATATGGGAAAAGTCCACGAATTTTTACATTATTTCCCAATGTATTCACATATGTTCCGTCAATTCTATACGCAATATCAGACGTTTATTACCGACGTTCATCAAGCGTATGTTTCGTATTATATTCATCGAAATACGGACACGCAACTCCCGAAACGCCATTTCATCCACGCCGCGCGTATTCATCATTCGATATATATTCCATCGTTATCGACCGCACAAAAAACCGTAATCAAACGCAAGGTAGTTCAAGAGTATTTCAGCAAAATGGATCCGCGAGAAATATTGTTCTCGATGTATTATCATGAACCGAAATAAACAACCCAACGCAACAAAAATAAAAAATATGTTGTAAAAATATGTTATAGTAATATATCGCGTGTATATTACTATATTCTTGTAGTAATATATCGCGTGTATATTACTATATTCTTGTAGATCAGTATTGTATTCGATCTATTACAACCCAGCGAGTTTGGCATACAAAGCAGATAGTTTTCCTAAATTTTGGATATATTTTGCTGAATGAGCCACGTTTTCAGGAGACATGTTTTTAATAGGGGATCGGATTTTATCAATAATCTCCATTACTCGACCTTGTTGATGAACATTGGTTAAATCGGCCGAATAATCTTTGTCGAAGAAAAAGGTAATGTCACCTGTTTCGATGATATCCGAATATGGAATATGGACGTATTTATACCATACTTTTGCTATGGTCGTTGGATTTGCTTGACGAATGGTATCGAATGAATTGCGCGCGACGGATACATCGTTATTTTCTGGAATAATCCCGATAATTTCATCTAAAAATTCAAAAAAATGTTTATTAAATGCTCTTAAAATCGCTGATTTATCAAAAAATCCAGAATCCATAATTATATACTCTATTTACAATTATACTACTCACAATAAACGAGAATTTTTTATATCCATTGTAGCAATAATTATTTATTCGCGTGAAGAATATTTCACCTATTTATACACTGGCAATACCGGGTTATATGTAGGTGCTTGTGCGGGACTATTGCTATATGTTGGAATGCCAGGATTATATGTAGGAGGTTGTTGTTGTTGGGCCATTTGCGGTGGTGACATTTGTGGTTGATGGTATTGTGGCATTTGCGGTTGGGACATTTGCGGTTGTTGTTGTCCCATTTGCTGTTGGGACATTTGTGGTTGGCCCATTTGTGGTTGTTGTTGTTGGGACATTTGTGGTGTTTGTGGTGCCGGAGGCGGAATCGAATAGGCGGGGTCGAGATTTGCTGTGTAGGCAGGAACCCCCGTAATATCCGCGTTTCGTTTCGATTGTAATTCTTCCAGCGATTCACTGGTCACTTTATCCGGTCGATAATTGTCGGGGGGTGTTGGAATACTAAATCCTTCTTGTGTGGCGGGAACATAGTTGTACATTTGACGCATACCACCGCGACCTTTGGCGCTCAATTCATCGGGAGACATATCATAATAGGTGTATTGTTCGGACATAATATTGACACCACTCGCCGACCCGGCAAACATATAGGCTTCCGGCTCGCCGTTATAATTCGTCGCGATGGCGTTTTGAACGGACACTTTAGGAGATAAATATTTGTATATTTCTTCGCCCACAATTACTGCATATTTGTCTTTCACTAGTAGGAGAGAGGGGACGCTGTGGACGTTTGGCGGCAATTGAACGCTACTCCCGTTTTCTAAATGAATCATGGTTTGTCCGGTATTTGGATTACGTGTTCGTTTATCGATATTGATACAATTGAGTTTGTTTGTCAAATTGTTTTTCGCTAAATATTGAATCATTTTATTGGAGTATTTACAATAATTGCTGTAATATAAAATATCCATTTTTATCTAAGGTATCGGTATGATATTTATATAGAATAAACATCATATTATCTTACGAATGAATACATCATCCTACTGCTCGTTTATAGACTTTTTGCGCACATATTAAACAACAAGCGGTTTTGTAAATAAATCAACAAATACGCTAAGGAATGGATCGTGGCAGGGATGAAGAAATCGAGTCCCTTCTTTTTGCTAATTCCGACGAAAACAGTTCCGACAATAGCAAGAACGAAAAAGACAAGTCCGATGACGGACAAGAAATAAAAGTAGACGCAATAATCGCTACTAATGTTGCCGAACAAGTTGGAGGGAATCATATCAGACATGGCTAGGGGGTCTATAATATATATAACCGCGTATATATTTTTATTTGTCGTACAAATCGTCAACGTTCCGTATTATAGAATTGTACGATTTGTGAAGAACTACGTTCGTAGGATTTCAAACTATTTACGAAGTCTTATCGCCAATAAGCCCGAATGGCGATAGGGCTTATTGGCGATAGGGCTTATCGACGTAGTAAATTAGAATACACATAAAAACAATATAATAAAATCGTTAAATAGTATATATTTTTCGAGAGAGATGGATGATTCAACGTTATGGAAAATAATACGGTTGCATTTCGAGGAAAACCCACAATTTTTAGTAAGTCATCATATTGAATCGTATGACGATTTTTTTCAAAATGGCATTTTCACACTTTTTAAAGAAAAAAACCCCATCACGTTGTATTCTAAATACGACGAATCGATCAAAGATTATCGCTACAAATGTAATTTATATATGGGAGGGAAAGACGGTACGAAAATTTATTTCGGCAAACCCGTCATTTACGATAAAGGAAACGCTCATTATATGTATCCCAATGAAGCCCGATTGCGGAATATGACGTATGGTATGACGATTCATTACGACATTGATGCCGAATTTATTGATATTTTGGAACCCGGTCAAATGCCTTCCGTAATTGCTCCGGAATTTTTACAATCCGGTGAGCGGGTGGAACTGGAAGAACACGAAGCCGAAGCGTATTTAGAAGAAATCGAGAGGGAACGCAAAGCGAACGAAGGAAATTTTAAAAAAGAAGGCGGAAATGGGGAAGAAAAAGAAGAAAAACAAGAAAATTCAGAGAAACACCATGATGTAGATCTTATGGAAGGAGGTGCCCCCGAAAAACGGAAGAAAAAAACACAAGTACCATACAAGATTACGGCAAATATGGCGGCGTTATTGCGCGAAGCAACCGAAAAATCGATGACCGGACCCAATAGACAAACCCGTATGATTACTCTCGAAAAAATCTATCTCGGCAAATTCCCCATTATGGTTCAATCTAAATATTGTATCTTGAATGAAATGACTCGGGAAGCCCGCCATTCTGTCGGCGAATGTCGCAATGACCCCGGTGGATATTTCATTATTGCCGGAAAAGAAAAAACCGTCATCGCCCAAGAGAAATTTGCCGACAATATGTTGTATATTAAAAAAGGTAAACCCGAAACCGACACTGCGCCCGGCGATGTGTATTCCTATTCTGCCGAAATACGGTCGGTATCGGAGAACGCCTCGAAACCGGTGCGTAAATTTTCGATACAAATCATGGCACCCACACCGCGGTATCGTTATGGAAATATCGTGGTCAATATCCCCAACGTCCAGAAACCCGTTCCGTTGTTTATCGTTTTTCGCGCGTTGGGGATTGTTTCCGATTACGATATCATTACAACCTGTTTATTGGATATGAAGAAATACGAATCGATGATTGATTTATTCGAAGCGTCCGTCTACGATGCCGGGGGGATTTTCACCCAAAGTCAAGCCATTGAATATATCAGTGGATTCACGAAATACAAGAATGTTTCGTATATACAAGAAATCTTGACAGACTATTTGTTGCCTCACGTTGGCGAAAACAATTACATCGAAAAGGCGTATTATTTGGGCAATATTGTGTTTCGATTACTCTCGGTTTTTACTGGAATTGAACCACCAACGGATCGTGATAATTTTAAATACAAACGAATTGAACAGGTTGGACCATTGATGTATTCGTTGTTTCAAGAGTATTATACCATCCAAATGAAGAAGATCCATTTGGAATTCGAGAGTCGGTTGTATTATAAACAAGCGTTGTATTCCGAAAATCTATTTGATTTAATCCACCAAAACTACCGCGAAGTATTCAAAAACCGTATTGTCGACGACGGATTTCGCAAAGCATTCAAGGGCAACTGGGGCGCACAAACACATACCAAACGTATTGGTAT